ATGATCCTGTTGAGATCCAATCTGTTGGATCATTAAATCCTACTGACAGTCCCTCAATGGACTTGGTTATATCTTTTCTAAATTTAGAAACGTCAAATGGTTTAGCCACAATATCTCCTATCGGTTAGTTTGCTTTAGTCTATCAGAATAATTTAACTTGTCAAGTATTTCTGGGCATTGCTCTGCCATATGATCTAAATCATAATCGCTTGGGTAATGCCTCAGTGCTCCGCGAGCCCTGTCTCTGATAAGTGAAGGTACTCTAGGAGTTTTACCTGGATCGCAAAGTTCTTCTAATAATTTTTTGCCCTGCTTGAGAGCCCTATATCTTTCGTCTGGTAATGTCATTTCAAAAATCTCCTATCAAAATGGGGGAGGATAACCTCCCCCTCAAATGACTTAACTAGCGTTTTGTCTTGCACGAATCATTGCTAGAATGTCTTGTGCTTTGTCGCTAGAAGGACCTGATTCAGCAGGCGCCTCTTGTGCTACAGGGGCGGCTTCAGGAGCAGCCTGTTCTGTAACTTGAGGAGCAACCTGTGCTGGCTGGGGAGCAGGAGTAGATGATTCAGAATCATTACTATTAGTGCTTCCAGCTGGTGCTTCTAGTCCATATGGACGATAGTATGCACCCCACTTGTCATTATCATATGGTCGACCATCTACTGATGCTTCAAACATTTCTTTAATGACACGCAGTTCAGCCTCACTTGGCTTCTTGGGTAAGAAGTCAGCCAGATTGAATAAGCCATGTGCTTCGATTGCGGCTTGTTCAACTTCAGTTAGAGCAGATTCTTTACGTGCCCATGAAGATGTACCGTAATCAGCATAACCACCTTTTTGAGTTTTACGAACATTAAAGTCCAAACCTCTCATAAGGTCAGTTGGCAATTCTTCAATCTCAGGATCCATCAATGAGGATTTGATGATTTGGAAGATTTGTGGTGAAATAACAAACCTACGAATTGGGTTCGCAGGAGTAGCATCGTCACCGATAGGGTTTTGACGAACAAAACCTTGGAAGATGTAAGAACGCTTCTTCCAATATTTGTTAGCCATTTCTTTTAAAGTTTCGTCTTTGTACCAAGGACGAACTTCTGCAAGAACAGGACAGTTCTCACCAAACATTTCTACGCATGGTACTTGAACTGTTATTTGTCTTACATTAGGATCACCTTTTACTCCATTAAATGGAAGTTTGATGATTTGACGTTCAACCCAAAAGAATGAGTTGTTTGCATCTGCATCGGGTAAGAAACGCAAAGATGCTGATGCACCTTCGTCCATTTTCCAATGTGGATAAATCGCACCGTCAGATTGAGGGTAGTTATTACCTGATGCTTTATTTTCTTGTGCCGCGAGCCGGGCACGGATGTCTGCTAGACTGGCCATAATGTTTTCTCCTTTAATGTATGCCTAAGTTTAGTTTTATATGTGTTGTCGCAAGACCGAAGTCTCACTAGTTTAGTTTTGTTAAAAACATAACACATGAACATATTGTATGACAATAATGTTCCTATGTCAATAAGTATTTATGCCTTATTTGCCCATTTAATTTTTTTCAGCGAAATATGCACATAAAATCCCTGTAAGTGTTTGGTTAAATAGTAGTATAAACGGAAACCAAGTAACACAACGCACTTACAAGGAACACAAAAGTATGAACCGTATACTGTGTGCAATAATATTTATTGCAGAATTATCGATCTCAAATTTTTTCCTAAACCCTAAGTGCGAATAGGGAATCGACTATGGAAGATATCACAGATAAAGAATATCCAAAAGATAATAACGATAAAAACGTTATCCATAAAATGGATTTGGACAAGTATACAGATTTGCTATTAAAGTTAGAAGAAGCAAACGACAAAATAGCAGAAATGGAAGCCTTAACTAAAGAATTAAAAGTTGCGGCTATTGAAGCAAAACCAAAAGAAAAATTTCATTGGAGCGGTTTGTTTTTAGACGACAATCATATCAATGAAAAATCTATTATTGGATTTATATCCTTTGCTTTAATGGTAGCATTTGGTATTACAGACTTGGTAACAGGATACGCAGGTAAAAATTTAGCAATTTCTGAAACCATATATACTTCATTTGTTATTATCACATTAGGCTCATTTGGTATATCAGAAGCCGGAAAAATATTCGGCAATAGATAAGGAATAATACACATGATGGAGATCGCCGCGGCTATATCACTAGCCAGTTCCGCGTTCAATGCACTCAAAAAAGGTATGGAAGCCGGTCAAGAATTAGAAGATATGATGGGCTACTATGGCAAATGGTTTGAAGCCAAAGAAGCATTAAGTGAAAACGCAATCAATAATAAAAATCAGCCCTTCATAAAAAAGTTATTTTCTGGTAGCAGTGTGGAAGCACAAGCATTGGAAATAACAACAGCCAAATACAAAATTAAACAAATGGAAAAAGAATTGTACGAATACTTGTTGTGGTCGGGACAGCAAGAGTTTTACAACGATATGATGCGTGAACGTAGAGCAATACGTGAGGCACGTTTTAGAGAAGCACAACGTATTGCAGAACGTAAAAGACTTATATTTGATTTAGTTGCGGGTAGTGTAATAATCGTTGTAGGTGTGTTTATTATTGTTGGAATGATCTCGTTTGTCGCTTCATAAAATATTTATTATTTAGAGTGAGGGGGCAATTTAGCCTCAACAAACATTTCGTGTTTGCGTTTTATAGGGTTATATTTTTTGAAACGCAACTTTCTACCCTCTTGCACTAAAGTTTTTGTTTTTTCTACAACATAATGATAAGTGTGATGTTCTCTGGTTTCACCCTCAGGAATTAGATACACTTTAGTTCTTTTTTTAGTAGACTTACTTGCCATTATAATAATCTTTTTAAATCTGCTAATGCTTGTTCTGCATCTTCTCTCATAGCAGAACCGTAGTCTTTAACATCTCTGTTATTATCTATATCTTGTACAACTCTAAACATGATTTCGTCTCTGTCATCATCCGCATGCATGTCAAGTTCACTAGCCTTTTCATTAACTAATTGATCAAGTTGCTCAGGAGTTAATTCTAAAAATTCAGCAAGTGCATCTTCTCCGTCAACATGATAAATTCTATCTGCGTCACCTATCCAACTACCTTCAGCATATGGATCAACACTTTCGTTAGCACCTACTAAGTCACCCACTTTTGCAGGACCACCTGTTGGGCCTAATTGACCAGCACGTTTTTGATTAGCATCTAAATCTTCATCAATTTCGTCAATGCCAAATTTGTCTTTAACTACTTTTTTAAACTTGGAAGATTTTTTAGCAACTTCATCTGTAAAGAAAGGATGCTTTATTAAAGGAGATCCGTCTTTATCTTTGGGGAACAAACCTTTTTTCAACATATCAATTTTAAAGTCTGCTCTAGTTTCTAAATCGTCAGGTGTGTTTTGTGTAGCATACAATGCTCTTTGCACAGAAGGATGCTCTGATAAGCCGGGGGCAAATTTTTCAATTGCGGCAATCGCACCATCGTAGTCACCACCTTTATATTTTTTGTCATTTAGAATACCGTATGCAACTTTAATTTCTTGGTCAGTAAAATCTAAATCTTCTGCTTCATCTAAGTTATCAGGATCATCAAACTCATGGTTGATAATCTTAGCATTGATTACGCCTGGAAAGTAAGACATACCGTCTTTTGTGTAAATTCTACCAGATGAACTTGGTTTGCGCGGAGCTTCAAATGATACTACTTCGACATCATCACCCCTAAAATCTTTTACAGTAGCAGGAAGTTTAATTTCTTCTCCTGTTTTTGCGTCTACTAATTTAGGATTGTATTTTTTAGGTTCATCTTCCCATTTATCAAAATCTGAAGCCATAAACTCATCTAACTGATCTTCTGCTAATCCCGCACCCCATGGTGCTCCACCAAATGCGCCAAGGATTCCTGCTAATGCTCTACCAATTGTAACATGATCTTTATCAGGACCTTTCGTGTCTTTTTTCTTTTGTAGTTTGCTTTTTGCATCTGCATCTGCGGCATCAGGCGCTGTTGTTGCACCTGAATCAGGAATTTCTCCTGATTTTACAAAATCCATTAACATTTTTGCTTCTTTTCCGAAATTTGTTCGTCTTGCTGGATCATTAGTTTTAGCGGCTTCTTTCTTTAACCATTTAATTTTTTCTTTTATGACACGTTGATAATCGCCACCGTCTTTAGAAACGTCTGCGAGGAATCTTTGTACTTTGTCTTTGATCTCTGCGTTTGATAATAAACCCTCATCCTCATGTAAATCTTTTGGCATTTTTTGTTGTAGTCGTAGCCATGCTTTTTGCACGGCTTTTTTAACCATTGGATCGTTTGCTGTTTCAGGGTCTAGCAATAAGTCTTGTAATGCTTTTTTTCTGTCTTTGAAATCTTTTGTTATTTTGGCTTTCGTGTGATCACCAAGAGGAAAAGGAGGTGCTTTTTCTTCGTCTACTTTATGACAGTCACACTTATCACAATCTTTAGGGCATGTACATTCTGCTTTGGTCTTACAACCGCAACATGCACAGCCTTCTGCGCCTTCTGTAATTTCTTGTGCCCATGCTTCTAATTCGTTTACTTCATTCATTTCAGCAACAATGTTTTTGTTGAGTTTGTTTAAGATTGGCAATACTGATTCAATTCTAGGATCGATGCTTTCATGTGAAAACATTTCTGCAATAGATGGATCATGCTCATCTTCCATAAGAGTAGGAGTCCAAGATTCAAAGTAATGATTATATCCACGATGACTTTGCATCTTTTGCAATGTTTCTTTTAATGACTTGTGATGCTTAACACCCTCGCTAACTAATTGTGCTACGGATTCTGTAAACTCGCCGTTTCTTGTGGCACGAATAAATCCTGCCATCTTTGTATATTCTTCTACTAATTGGGTAATATGTTTGCCACGCTCATCGTACGGTGTACCACCTTCTGCTACATGTCTACCATATACACGTGCAATACCAGGACGTTTGGTTGGTACTAAAAATCTTTCGCCTTCTGTATTTTCTACAAAAATCTTATGAACATTTCTCCAGCGTTGCTCACCTTCTTGCACCTGTCTGTCATGTTGTATAACAACTTTAACATTAGGTATATTATCACTGTATGAGGTGGTTTTGTTTACGGCATGATAGCCTTCATCCATTCTTTCTTTCATCTTGTAATAATCCCGTTGACGCATATCATCACCCAACCGATCACTATCTTGTAAATCAAAATCTAATTGCTTAGATAACGTCCATTGCTTTAAATGTTTTAATAATCCAGACCATGAATCATCATAATCTAAACCGGGTGTTTTACCTGGAGGACTACCTGCTTGTTCTTCATCATAGTAAAGTTTGAGTTGAGATGCTTGGTCAATGGTAGCCCAAGCCTTTCCGTAATCTTGTCCGTCTTTAGTAAATATGAACTCAAATACGTCTGCTTGTTCAGGGTTTGACCTCTCATTTTTAGAGTTTTTAGGTACTGGTTTGTATCCTCTTACTTTGAGAAGTTCATAAAGCCTTGAATTAAAAGATTCCTGATCGATTGCCATACTATTATTTATCTCTTTTAGTTAATCACAGCAAAGAACGGTAAAGGGGGAACCATTTCATCATGGTCTCTAATTTGTTCTCCCAAATCACTATGATAGTCAGCAATATCTTGTAGTATGCGTACAACAAGTAAACTAGCCATTACTAAGTCGTCTGTGCTACCTATTTTAGCGGCATAACTGCCTCCAGATGCTACAAATGTTTTAAGTTCGCTAACTAAAGGCTTACTGTGTACTCGTAGTTTTTCGCTTTCTATCAGTGTTTTAAATTTTGCACATGCAGAAAGTTTAACTTTTTGCGTTGTTGTATACCCTCTGCGTTTTTTACCCCTTTCACTAATAAAGATACCGGGTATGTTTGATTCACCAAACTCATTAAGTGATATCAATGCGGCTTCTCCTATTGAATTATTTTCAATAGAGTAGTATATGTTGTTAGGTTGACCCGTACACTCTACAATATATTCGTTTATCTGTTTTAATAACTTAATCTGGTTTGGAATGTCTGTCTTATTGTTTGTCCATTCACCTATTTGTGTTGTTGTGTTTGCTTCAAATACTTGTATAGCACATGGATCACTACCCGTGCCCAAAGAAGGGTCGAGTGCAACTACATATACGTAGTCTTTTTTGGGCTTTTGAAACCATCGTATTTGTCCCATCTTTGTTATAGGTTCAATTCCTTCTAATTTAAAAAGAGTGTTAGGATTAATTAATGTTTCGTCTGCAATAATAAATTCACAACCAATTTCTCGGTTAAATCTGTCTTCTCCTAACTGTGCCCTCATCTGTTCAGCCCATAGATCATCTCTTCCGGGCTGTTCATGCCAATATGAACGATATGCTCTAAAGCCATTAACACCTACCTCTTGCTCGTTGCCGGATGAATCAAATGTTTTGTTTGCTTGTTTCCAAATTAGTGCAAACTGATCTTCATCTGAGTTAGGAGTAGAAGTAATAATTGCTTTACCACCTGTTGCTAGTGTGGGAGTAATCGCAGTCCAAAACTCTTCCGCAATAGTAGGTCGCACAAACGCAAACTCGTCTAAGTATAAAAGTGTGATAGACATACCACGA